TAATATGCCAGCGTTTAGTGCATATTCAACCGCAAATCAAAATCCAACTAGCGGTGTAGCTACTAAAGTTATTTTTGGTGCAGAATATTATGATACAAACAATAATTTTGCATCTTCAACATTTACTCCAACAGTAGCTGGTTATTATCAATTAAGCGCTTCTATTTCTATGGCGGCAGATACAAGCCTTACTGCGGCAAAAATTTATATTTTTAAAAATGGTGCTGGAATAAATATACCAATGACAGAAGCTACAGGTCAAAATACTGTTGGATATTACACAGTTAGCACATCTGCTTTAGTGCAAGCAAATGGTTCAACAGATTATTTTGAAATTTATGGAACAGTAGATGGTACTGGTACGCTTAGATATTTCTTTTCATCTAATCCTGCCCATGCAACTGCATTTACTGGTGTTTTAGTGAGGTCTGCATAATGAATTTACCTGAAAAAATTATGGCTTTATACCCTAGCCTTACACAACAGGATTTCTTGACTGTAATCACATTACAAAACGATTCAGACGGCAAAGGCGATTACATTGCTAAATGGGAACACCCAACACTAGCTAGACCAACAGATGAGGAATTGAAATGACACAAGCAGCTAATCTAGCAGCACTTGGTTCAAATGCCACTTCTAATGGAACTATATCGGGTAGTGTTATTCAAACTGTAAACACAACAACACCAACTGCTAGTTATATTGCACAAACAACTTCAACAAGCATGGTTTCAACTGGGTTTTCTGTAACTATTACACCTAAATTTTCAAATAGTAAAATTTTAATTACAGTTAGTTCTAATGGTCAAACATCTACTAGTGGTGTTGTTTACTATACTATTTACAGAAATTCTACTAATCTAGTAACTGGTAGTGGAATATGTATGATAACTTCATTAAGAAATAATAATGGAGTTAATGGTGGTGCTGTAACTATGAGTTTTGTAGATAGTCCAGCAACTACATCAGCTACTACATACACAGTATATTTTTGCGTAGATTCAGGCGTAACTGGTTATTTTGGTTATCCGCCAAATGCCGCCTCTAATCAGACATCAACAATTATTGCACAGGAAATTTCAGCATGATTTATATACAAGACGCTATTCGTGCTTTAAATTCTTCAATCGTAACTATTCGTGGCGATGTTGCTTATGACGCTAATGAACAAGAAGTGTCCTATGACAAGTCATCCGCAGAAGCTAAATTAGCTGAACTCCAAGCCGCAGAAACAGCCGCTACACAAGCACAAGCAACAGCAAAGGCTTCTGCACTAGCTAAACTAACAGCACTTGGTCTTTCCGAAGATGAAGTTAAAGCTTTGGTGGGATGATATGACTATTCAATTATATGCCAATAATGCCAAAACTACTTTAGCGGCTGGTATTACCGCTACTACGACTACTATTAAAGTAGCGGCTGGTACTGGCGCACTTTTTCCAAATCCCAGTTCTGGGCAAGCCTTTAAAGTTACTTTAGTTAGTTCAACTTCATCTTCTGTATTTGAAATTTGCCTTTGTACTGCAAGGTCAGGAGATACTTTAACTGTTGTTCGTGGTCAAGAAGGTACTTCTAAAACTCCATTTTTAATTGATGATATTGTTGGAAACTATGATACTGCTGGAGTAATGGATGATTTAGTCCAATCAGTTCAACTACAAAATCAATACTATATTTTTGCTGTAGCTTCAGGTTCAGCCAATGCTTTAACAGCCACACTTCCATCCAATTTAACAGCTTTAACAGATGGAATGTCTATTGTTGTTAAATCAGCTTATGCTAATACTAGCTCTGCTACTTTAAATTTAACCCTTGGTTCTACTGCTACTGGTGTAAAACCTGTTGTAGTTGGAAACAACTCTGCATTAACTGGCGGTGAAATCCCCGGTGCTGGTTATCCAATTACACTTTCCTATAGCTCTACTTTTGATGCTTGGGTGGTTACTGACGGAAATATCAATTTAACACTTTATGCTTTAATTAACAGTCAAACCTTTACAGGAACTCCTAGAGTACCAACTCCTGCATTTAATGACAATAGCACCATTATTCCTAATACTCTTTGGGTTCAAAACCAATTAGCTAACTATGCTCCAATTTATAACCCAACATTAACAGGTGTTCCTGCCGCCCCTACAGCTTCGGCTGGCACAAGTACTACTCAACTTGCTACTACTGAATTTGTGCAAAATGCTTTAGGCGCAGTAAAAGGATTAGGATTAGGTGGCACTACTTGGCATATAGTTTCTAGAAGTTTTAATACTCAATATACCAATTCTTATGCTTATCCAATAGCTGTTTCTGCAACTGCTACTTGTGCTGTAACCTCTACCATTCAAGCCTATATTAATGGACAATTAATCCAATGGTTTCAATGGCAGTTTAACGGGTGCGGTTCTTTTGGTGGTGCTTTTGTTATTGTTCCACCCGGAGCTACTTATCAATTAAATAGTGGTCAAGGTGTTTATAACTGGGCTGAACTATATTAAGGACTATGAATGAAACATTACAAAGACAACGAAGGTAAGTTATATGGTTTTGCCGCTGATGGCTCTCAAGACCATTTAAAGCCTGAAGGGTTAACTGAAATTTCTGCTAAAGAAGCTGAATCTATTGGCATTCAAAATTACCAAAAAACAGTAGGTGCTGGATTTGAAAATACTGATTATTATAGAAATAGGCTTTATCACTATCCAGAATTAGGTGAATTTTTAGATGCTTGGGTTAAAAATGACCAAGTTGCTTTAGAAGAATATCGCAAAAAATGTTTGGCTGTTAAAGCACAATTTCCTAAACCAGAAGGATTTTAATTATGACTTACAACTATGGTAGCCCCATTACAGGCACTCTTACTGGAACTTCTTTAGAAGTATTAATTCCTAATTTAGTTTATCCAGCAACAATTGTTCTTAACTCTACTGATGAAGGTAGGGCAATTCAATTTTCTTTGGATAGTGGGGTAAGTTATTATGATGCAACACCTCTAACTGGAACAGCTACAGGTCAAATTTATTATGTATTGACTTTCCCTGTAACAACTTTAAAATTTACTGGTGTAGCAGACGATACTTATAGCATTATTTAATAGTATTACTTAGGGTTTACCATGACAATACTATTATTTGCCAATCAAGCGCAAACCACTCTTGCATTACCAGTAAGCTCTACTGATACCACTATTTATGTAGCTAGTGGTACTGGGCAGTACTTTCCAAATCCACAAGTTGGGGAAGCATTTAAGCTTACTTTGGTTAGTGCTACCAATGCTTTGGTAAATGAAATTGTTTTAGTAACAGCTAGAACTGGTGATGTATTTACAGTTATTCGTGGTGATGAGAACACTATTCCCCAAGCATGGGCTTTTGGTTCTTTTGCAGTTAACTTAGATACTGCTGGTTCTTCAGATGCCTTTGTACAAATTTATGGCATGGAAAATGGCTATTATTCAGCCGCTTTTCAAAATATGTTTGCTGTTACAGGTCAAATAGATACCTTACCTGTAAACCCTATTGATATAGCAAACAAAGAGTATGTAGATGCAATAGCACAAGGGTTAACCCCTAAAGCTTCTTGCCAATGTGGAACTACTCCAGAACAAGGGGATATTGATCTTTATGGATTACCCATTGTTGATGATTATCAAATTGTGGCTGGTGATCGTGTTTGCGTAAAAGATCAACAAAATACTGCTCAAAATGGTATTTATGTAGCTTCTGAAACAGAATGGTCAAGATCAATTGACATGAACATCTGGGATGAAGTTCCCGGTGCTTTTACTTTTATTCAATATGGAACTGTTAATGCTGGTACAGGTTGGATAGTTATTGCTCCTAAAGTAGGAACAATTGATGTAACACCCATTATTTGGACACAGTTTTCAGGCGTAGGAACATCTGGTTATTCTGGTTATTCTGGTTATAGTGGGTTTAGCGGTTATTCGGGAGATTCTGGTTATTCTGGAGATTCTGGAATTTCAGGCTATTCTGGTGATAGCACTTCTGGGTACTCTGGTTTTTCTGGCTATAGTGGCTATAGTGGTCAACAAGGAACTTCAATTAATTTATTGGGTTCTGTTCCTACCCCAGCAGATTTACCACCAACTGGCAATCAAGTTAACGATGCTTATATTGTTGATTCTGATGGTGACCTATGGGTTTGGAATGGTTCTGAATGGTTTAATGCTGGTCAAATTGTAGGTTTTTCTGGTTACTCAGGATTTAGCGGCTACTCTGGCGAAAGCGGATATAGCGGAGATTCAGGCATAAGCGGCTTTAGCGGTGACTCAGGAATAAGCGGTTACAGCGGCTTTAGCGGAGATTCTGGTATCAGCGGTTACTCTGGTTCAGGCGTGTCCGGCTACAGCGGTTTTAGTGGCGATTCAGGCATATCTGGCTACTCTGGTGATTCTGGTATTTCAGGATTTTCTGGGGATAGCGGAATAAGCGGATTTTCAGGCGATTCAGGAATTTCAGGATTTAGTGGCGATTCTGGCATAAGTGGTTTTTCAGGAGATAGTGGTATCTCTGGATTTTCTGGTGATTCAGGAATTAGCGGTTTCTCAGGAGATAGCGGTATTTCTGGATTTAGTGGTGATAGCGGAATCTCAGGATATTCTGGAGATTCAGGTATCTCTGGCTGGTCAGGTGACAGCGGAATAAGTGGTTACTCTGGCGATTCTGGTATTAGTGGTTACTCTGGATACTCAGGATTTGGATTTACACCTTTGGTTGGTGGTCAAAATTGGGCTACAGATGGTTCTCTTATCAATACCAATGTGTATTGGTATGTGCCATCTCCGCCTGATACTGGAGCGTTTGCTGTAGGAAATTACATTCTTTTAGCAGATCAAACAAGTGGATCAACTTATTATTATTATGGTCGCATTACATTAATTCAATTTGCTGGTGGATTTGGATGGGCTATTCATGCTGATATTCTTAGTGATGGTGGCACACCAGTTTCAAACGATTCATCATCTTGGATAACAGAACTTACTGGTGAAAAAGGAATATCTGGTTATTCAGGTTTTTCTGGTATAAGCGGTTGGTCTGGAGATTCAGGAATTTCTGGTTGGTCTGGTGATAGCGGAATATCAGGCTTTAGTGGTATTTCTGGATGGTCGGGTGATTCTGGAATTAGTGGTTTTAGTGGTGATTCTGGAATTTCAGGATTCTCTGGTTGGTCTGGTGATAGCGGCATTTCTGGTTATTCTGGTTTTTCAGGAACAAGTGGTGTATCCAGCAATTATTACTTTTACAAAGCTAATACAATTTTAAACAGCGGTGATCCCGGTTCAGATTATTTGCTTTGGAATAACGCATTACAAGTTGCTTCTACTCAAATCAATGTTAGTAATTTAGCGGCAAATGGCGTAGACATTAGTGTATTTTTAGCTTTACTTGCAACAACTGAAGAATTTGTTATTCAAGATCAAAGTAATAGTGCAAATTCACAAACTTGGGTAATTACTGGAACACCAACTAATGTTGGCAGTTATTTTACTATTCCAGTTACTTTAGTTTCTTCTGCTGGTACTGGCACAGCACCCGGATTTATTAATGACCAAGCAATTATTTTTGCCATTGCAAATGGAATAAGTGGTTGGTCAGGTTATAGCGGAATTTCTGGTTTTTCTGGTTATTCAGGAATTTCTGGTTTTTCTGGAATTTCAGGCTGGTCAGGCGATAGTGGGATTTCTGGTTTTAGCGGATTTTCTGGAATAAGTGGCTATTCTGGTTTTTCAGGAATAAGTGGTTATTCTGGCTTTGGCATTTCAGGTTATAGCGGCTTTAGCGGAATAAGTGGTTATTCTGGATTTAGTGGAACATCTGGTTATAGTGACAAATATGCAACTACAAGTACTGATCCTGATTTTGCTTTAGGTGATATAAATGGTGCAATTATTGTTGGTACTGGATTAAGTTGGACTGTTGGTCAAACAGCCATTATTGCTTATAATATTTCAAATTATGCAGATGTAACTGTAACTGCTTATAACCCAACAACAGGATTATTTTCATTTAATGTAAATAATTACGCTGGTATGGGGACATATCCTTGGACTATTAATTTACAAGGTTCGGTAGGAACAAGTGGATTTAGTGGTTTTTCTGGCTATAGTGGCATATCAGGTTATTCTGGTTACAGCGGTAGCGGTATAAGCGGTTATTCTGGTTTCTCTGGCATTAGCGGGTATAGTGGCTTTTCTGGTAGTGGAGTTTCAGGCTATTCAGGATTCTCAGGAATATCTGGCTATAGTGGATCAGGAGTAAGCGGATTCTCAGGCGCATCAGGAATTTCTGGCTATTCAGGATATTCTGGAAGTGGCGTAAGTGGATTTTCTGGAGCATCAGGAATTTCTGGTTATAGTGGATTTTCTGGTAGTGGCGTTTCTGGTTACTCTGGCTATTCAGGTTACTCTGGTAGCGGAACTTCTGGCTATTCTGGATTTAGCGGAATAAGTGGTTACAGCGGATATTCTGGTGCTGTTGGAACTTCTGGATATTCAGGTTTTAGTGGTATATCTGGAACAAATGGCACAAGTGGCTATTCAGGATTTAGCGGTATTTCAGGATATTCTGGTTCTGGTATTAGTGGATATAGTGGTAGTGGAGTATCTGGTTATTCTGGTTATTCTGGCTATTCTGGTAGCTCTGCGGCTAGTATTTCTATTAGTAATGATGTAGCTACTAGCACTAATATTTACCCAGTATCAGTAACAGCAACTAGTGGCACAGCCAGCACTATCTATACTAGCAATGCAAAACACTTATTTAAGCCATCTACTGGTGAGTTATCTGCTTCAGAACTGTTGGCAAGTAATGGTCTTGTTTTAAATAATATGACTGTAGCAACATCTTATACAATTCCAACAGGATATTCAGCTTCATCAGTAGGAGCAATTACAATTAGTGGTGGTATAACAGTTACAGTCCCAAGTGGATCAAGATGGGTAGTATTGTAAATATTTAATAAGGATTAGTGATGCAATCCAAGAAAATTTATGGATTAGATGTAGCAACTCAATGGGAACAAATACTAGAACTTCATGTTTTAGCATTAGCAAAAGAACACCATCCAGATTGGTATCGGTGGCGGCTTTCAAATAATTATGAAAGAGCAGTATTTCTTAAAGGTGATCCAGTATTTCCTAGAGAAACTCAAAGATATAACTGGGCTAGACAAAATTTAAGAGGAACATCTATATTAGAGATTGGTTGTTCTACTGGGTATGGATGTCAATTTTTACCTGATAACTATACTTATATGGGTATAGATTACGATCCAATTATTATTCAAGTTGCTAAAGAACAGGAATGGCGAGCTAATTGCGAATTTGTTAATGTTGATATTAATAAAATTGGAATTGACCACTATGACACCATTATTGCTTTTGAAGTAATTGAACATTTAGACAATGGATTAGAGATTGTTGAAATGCTTAAACGACATTGCAAACGACTTTTAATTACAGTTCCCCATAATGAGCCTAAAGGCTTTTGGGGTGAACACCATAAATTGCATGGTTTAAATGAAAGTAATTTTTCTGGTTTTCATTTTAATTACATTAACCATAATGGTGAAATATCAGATATAAGGCAACCAGTTACACCTGAAAACCCAAGTAACTTAATGATTTGTAGGTGGGATAATGCCTAAAATACTATGCTCAATAGCAACTAGGGGGCGTTATCACACAACGCTTCCTTTAGTTTTAGAAGCTGTTATTAATCAAACTTGGCTACCTAACAAAATTGTTATTTTTGACGACAATGATGAACCCCAAGATATGCGAAAAGAAATGATTTATCAGCATTTCTTTCAAATAATGGCTATTAAAGGTATTGAATGGGAGTGGTTATTTGCTGAAAAAAAGGGACAGCATCACATTCATCAAATGGTTAATCGTATGGATTTTGATTGGGGTTGGCGTGTAGATGATGATTGCGTTCCTGAAGCCACAGTCTTGCAAAGCCTGTATAGCCATGCTACACAGTTTCCTAATGTTGGGGCTGTAGGTGGTGCAATTCTTACTCCACCATTACAAAACACATCTAAGTCTACTGGGCTTATTAAAGATATTGATTCTGAGCCTAATATTCAATGGAACTTCATTAAAAGCATCAAAGAAGTAGAGCATTTACATTGTTCTTTTCTATATAAAGCTGGGGTCTATGATTTTAATTTAGGGCTTTCTAGGGTAGCACACAGAGAAGAAACGCTATTTACCTATGGTTTACACCAAAAAGGTTATAAAGTATTGGTTGTACCTAATGCTGTTTCTTGGCATATGAAGAATCCTCAAGGGGGTATTCGTGCTGAAACAAAGAAAGAGATGTACGACCATGAC